CGTGCTATTCAACCTGGTCAGGGAGGCGTGGGGCCGGCTAGTCCCGCCTGAAAAAATCCCGCCATCCGAATGGGCGGTCAAGCACCGCCGTATCTCGGGCATGACTGCCGAGATGTCGGGCGAGTACTCCTGGGCCATGTTCCCGCACATGCGGGTAATCATCGACACGTTCTTCGAGCTCGCGGTGCGCGGCATCCGCTGCATGAAGAGCTCGCAGGCCGGCTGGACCGAGACGGTCGCGACGCTGATCGGCTATATCGCCGACATGATGCCGGCGCCGATACTGGTGCTCTTTCCCAAAGAGAAAAAGGGGAAAGAGTTCAACCTCGAGCGCTTCGAGCCGATGGTGCGCGAGACGCCGCGCCTCGCGTCGAAGATCCCGCTGACCAGCCGCGAGAAGGGCATCACGCAGACCTTCAAGCTCTTTCCGGGGGGCTGGCTCAAGTTCGTGCACTCGCATTCCGCGGACGAGGTGAAGTCCTCCTCGGCGCGTTATGCCTTCGTCGAGGAACCGGACGAATGCGAGCAGGACGTGCGCGGGCAGGGCAGCACGGTCAAGCTGCTGCTCGAGCGTCTGAAGCAGTTCTTCGACACGTTCTCGATCATGGGCGGCTCGCCCACGCTGTCGGAGATCTCCGCGATCGAAGCGGAGATGGAGCTCACGGACAAGCGCAAGTGGTTGGCGCCATGCCATCACTGCAGCGGCGATGTCGCCCTCGATGGGCAGGCCTGGGGCCTCGTGAAATACAAGGAAGACCCGAGCCGCAGCCATCCGGTGTATGGCAAGGTGGACACCGAGACTGCCTATATGGTCTGCCCGCATTGCGGCGGGGAATGGACCGACGCGGAGCGCGCGCGCAACTCGCGCGCCGGGAAATTCGTCGCTACCGCGCCATTCACCGGGATCGCTGGTTTCTATATCAGCGACCTGATGAGCAGCTCGCCGGGCGCGGCGCTTCCGCGCATGGTGGAAAAGTATCTCGAGGCCAAGCACCGCGAGGCCCAGGGTGACATTCGCGGACTGATCGAGTTCTGGAACAACCAGCTCGGCCTGGCGTTCAAGTACAAGTCGCCGGCGCCTGACGTCGAGGAGCTCGAGACGCGCGCCGAGGACTATCCCGAGTTGACGGTGCCGTGGGGAGGCCTCCGGCTCTCATGCGGTGTCGACGTTCAGGGCAACCGTATCGCTCTCACGGTCGTCGCCTGGGGGCGCGGCGATGAGTCGTGGCGCGTGTATTGGGGCGAGATCTACGGCAACCCGGTCGACCACGACGATCCGGTCTGGACGGAGCTGGAGAGCTTCCTCTTCCGGCCGTATCGCCATGCATGCGGGGCAGAGCTTTTCATTGAAGGCACGACTATCGATTGTGGAGATGGCAATACCTCCGATGCTGTGTATTGGTTCTGCCGGAAGCACCGTCATCGCGGAGTAATGGCCGGGAAGGGCGTCGAAACTGGTGAAATCTTCCGCATCCCGCGCCCGATCGATCCGGGCGCGCGCCCGACCAAGGCGTCGAAGTACGGCCTGCAGGTCTTTCTGGTGGGCACAGAAAAGGCAAAGGACCTGATTATCGGGTTCGGCGAGCACGGCGGGCGCTTGCGCCTCTCCGAGAAAGACGGGCAAGGTCGGGTGATTACCGGCCGAGGACCTGGCCGGATGCACTGGTACCGCGGGATCCGGGCCGACTGGTACACCGGCATTGTTTCCGAGGTCAAAGCGCCGATGAAAAATCGGCCGCGCAACAAGCTCTACTGGCAAACGAAGCAGGGCGTGCGGAACGAGCCCCTGGACTGCGAAAACTATGCGCTGCACGCATCGCGCCGGATGAAGGTCAACCTCATGACCGAGGCACAGTGGAATCTGATCGAGGAGCGGATCCGCCAGCCCGACTTGGTCGGGCAAGGCAGGCAAGAAATTCCTGTGATCGCGAGCAACAAAGTCGGGCGCGGCGGAGATAAGGCCACCGCCCCTGCTGCGGAGCAATCCGCGAAACCGAAAGTACCCGTCGACCCGGCGTTCGCGCAGCTGATGGGCGGCAACTCCGGTGGAGCTGGCGAGGAGTCGACGTCTACGCCCTACTAGAAAAAACGAGGAGAGATCCATGAGCTGGAATTTCAGAAAAGTAGGAACGATAGCAGCCGCGCTGAAGGCGTCTGTGCAAGCGGAGTCGGCTTGTCCGCAGCCGATCCGCGACGAGATCTGCCGTCGTGTCGACTATTCGCACAACACTCCCAGCAAAGGCCAGGTGATCTACGTCGAGAGCCATGGACATCTGGAAACCGGAGACCGGCCGTACAACGGAGTCGACGAAATAACCATTCGGGTGATGATCGTTCCGCTCATCGACACGCCGCTCCCTGGATAGAGCGAAGAGAGGCTCCGCATGGCGACCCTCGCCCAACTGCAGTCCGACCTCATCGACGCGGAGGCGGCGCTGAAGAAGCTCTTCCTCGGCGTCAACGAGGTGACCGTGGAGCACGCGGACATGCGGGTCACGTACAGGGAAACCGATGTGGGTGCGCTGCAGGGTTACATCGACACCCTCAAAGGGAAGATCGTGGCCGCCGGCGGCACAGTGGACACGTTGCAGCGCAAGGCCATAATGCTCGACCTCCCAGGAGGTTGTTGATCCGGAGGTGGTTGGATAAACCGGTTTTGAGTGGTGGATTGACACCTATGTAGGCGGAAAGCCATGTCGAGTACGCGAGAGGCCCGGCGAGCAAATCGACCTACGAACTACACTAGGAGTTGCTGAAATGCAACTGCTGGCTGGGCGCCTGAAGTAATTCAGCAAGATCGGTTCATCAAATCACCTCTGAAACCCGGCCTATGCGCGGGTTTTTTTATGTCCTCGATCTTCCAGGGAGCTGCTGATCGATCATGGCGAAACCGCACATCAAGCTCAAGACCCGCGACAGCGGGGGCCTCACCGTCGGCGCGGAGGCCTTCCAGGCCTCCTCGCAGTCGCACCCGGATCTGCGGCGCTGGTCGCCGTTCCCGGGCTCCGCGGATTCGGACCTGCTGCCCGAGCTCGGACGGATCTCCTCACGCTCGCGCGACCTGGTCCGCAACCATGGCATCGCGAGCGGCGCGCGGCAGACGCAGCTCGACAACATCGTCGGCTGCGGCCTGCGCCTCTCCGCGAAGCCGAACTGGAAGGTCCTCAAGAGGGACCGCAAATGGGCGGAGGAATGGGGCAACAACGTCGAAGCCTGGTACCAGACCTGGTGGAACACGACGACCTGCGATGTCGCGGAAACGCTCACAGGAGACGGGCTTGCCACGCAGAGTTTCAACGGTGCCTTCGTGAACGGCGAGGCGCTCACCCTTCCGCTGTGGATGCCCGAGCGTGGCTATCGCTTCTCGACCTGCCTGCAGAACGTCGAGGCCGACCGGCTCAGCAACCCGAACCACGGTCCGAACACGGACCGGCTGCGCGGTGGGATCGAGATCGATGGGTACGGCAAGCCGCTCGCGTACCACATCCGCAGCGTGCATCCGGGCGAGGTGTTTTTCGCATCGCGGAGTTTCATCTTCACCCAGGGCGCGATCGGCAAATGGGATCGCATCCCCGCGGTCACGGACTGGGGCCGCAAGCGCGTGATCCATCTCCATGACAAGGAGCGCAGCGGGCAGTCGCGCGGAATCCCGGCGCTTGCCGCGGTCATGCGGCAGTTCAAGGTGCTCGGGGATTTCACGACCGCGGAGCTGAAGGCGGCGGCGGCGAACGCCCTGGTTGCGATGGTGATCGAGTCCTCGATCGAGCAGGAAGGGATCGTCAACCTCCTCAGCCAGGACGCGGAGGCCCTGAAGAAATACACGGAGGGCCTGTCCACCGACAAGCGATCCGCGATCGACTACCAGGGCGCGATGATCCTGCCGGTGCCGATGGGCACCAAGATATCGAGCGTGTCTCCGGGCCGGCCGTCGAGCAGCTTCGAGCCCTTCGTCACGACTCTATTGCGGCATATCGGCGCCGGACTGAACATCCCCTACGAGCTGCTGCTCAAGGACTTCAGCAAGACCAACTACTCCTCCGCGCGCGCGGCGCTGAACGAAGCCTGGCGCTTCTTCAGGGGGCGCCGCAAGTGGATGGCGAGCTACTGGTACGCGCCCGTATACGCGCTGTGGCTCGAGGAGGCGGTCAACGCCGGGATCGTCGACGCGCCCGACTTCTATGAGAACTGGGAAGCGTACTGCCGCTGCTTCTGGATCGGCGACGGGCGCGGCTACGTGGATCCGCTCAAGGAGCAGCAGGCCTCGCGCGGGCGCATGGAAGACAGCACCTCCACGCTCGAGCTCGAATGCGCGGAGCAGGGCCTGGACTGGGAAGAAATGCTCGAGCAGCAGGCGCGCGAGCTGCAGCGCAGGAAAGAGCTTGAAACGGAATACGGCATAACGTTCCCATCGCCCTCGCTTAAATCTCTCGCGATACACGACGGCGCGGGCGGCGATCAGAACCAGCCTGGAAACGGGAATAGTCAGCAACCACCGGCCTGAAGAAACGCCCGGCGGCCGGCCGGTAGCAATCTCACGCAAGACAAATTACCCGGGGCCTTTCAGCCCCGGGCGGGATCACCGCCGATCAATCACAGGAGGACGCATGGCGCAATTGCTAAAGAAGGGCACTCCGGTGCGCACCGCCTCGATCACGGGGACCGTGAAGGGGATGAAGGTCAGCGATGACGGGGAGACGCTCCATTACCTCGTCTCCTACCGCAATCACGACCTGGCTGGCCAGCCGTCCGGCGATCCGCTCGAGCGCTATTTTCTTCCGGAAGAGATCGTCATCGACGAGGTCGCGCTGAAGGCGCTGATCGCCGCCCAGGCCGCAGCCAAGGCGGGCACCGAGGGAAAACAGACATGAAAAAAACCGTCCGTGGAAAAACCGGCGAGCAGCTCAACGCCCAGGACCAGCCGGGCGTGTTCATCGGCCGCAATGTAAAGATCGCGGAGGCTTTCGCGCTCAAAGGCACTTACGGTTTCAAGTGCATCGGGCCTCGCGAGGATGCGCGCGACGAGTACCACTGGCTCCTCGCGCTCGCGGGCGGCGCGGTCGACATCTACGAAGTGCAACGCCTCGGCGCTTCCGTTTTACTCCCGGATGATCCGATTCTCCGCGCTCTAACCGAAGCGTTGCTCGAGGATAAATGGGAAGACGCCATCGAGAACACGGTGGTGACCGTCGGCAAGAACCACATCCTCGATACCGAGCTCGGCGGAAGCTCCTACACGGCCGCATGGTTCATGGGCCTGATTTCCTTGACGTCGTTCTCCGCGATTGCAGCTGGCGACACCATGGCGTCCCACGCCGGCTGGCTCGAAGCCGGAACCGCGAACGCCCCGACATATTCGCAAGCGACGCGTCCTGCCCCGGCCTTCTCGGCGGCCTCCGCTGGAACCAAATCCACTTCCGCGGCGGTAGTGTTCTCGATCACCAGCTCGGGTACGGTTAAGGGAGGTTTCCTGAATACGGTCTCGACGAAGGACGGCACGACCGGGACGCTGCTCTCCGCCGGCCTTTTCACCGGCGGCGACAAGCTCGTGGCGAATCTCGATACCCTCAATGTCACGTATTCGCTGTCCGTGTAGAAGATGCTCCAGATAAAAGGCGCGACCGACAAGCTGGCGATCAATCTTTTGGCAGGCTTTTTCCGGGCCTCTTAATGGCTATGAGCGGAAAACGAATCACGAAGCAGGATTTCAAGGTCCGCTGCGGCGTCTGCGCAAAGAGCGTTGAACCGGGTTGGCTCTGGCTTGGCGGTGGCGATTATGTCCAGTGCCCAGCCTGTACGAATGGCTACATCACCGGCACCGAGATGCGGATCGAGCCGACTCGCAAAATATTCTTGCCAAGGAGACTCTGATGGCACGCTTTGCTGTGGCGGGACGGGCGACTGTTGCGGGGACCACTCTGCGCGCTCAGGCGTCGGTGTTCGCTCCCGCTGGCAGCAATGGGAAGGTGCGCGAAGTCGGGCTGTTCAATACTACGGCACTTGCATTCGCACTCGCGCTTGCTCGCTTCACCAATGCCACCGGCGTCGGCGCGGGACTGACCGAGGGTGAATACGATGAGTTTGCGCCGCCGCCGCTCTGCACCGGCTTCGCCGGGCACACGGCAGATGGCGCCGTTGGACAGGTACTTCGACAGGCTTCGCTTGGCGCGGCGATTGGCTCTGGCGTGATTTGGACATTCGGCGACACGGGCCTCGTGATCCAGCCTGGTACGGCGAACGGTATCGGGATCATCGTGCCAGTTGGCACCGGGCAGATCGGCGATTACTCGATCGACTGGGACGAATGAAGCGAAAAATGGAATGCGTCATTACCCAGAGTGGAATTGAGGAGGTTTTGAAGTCTGAGCAAGTCTCGGCGGCGATTTTAACGCCTGTCGCCGCTGACGTCGCCGCCTTCGATGCACAGGCGTGGCTTGCCTTCAAACAGAATGCCCACGAGAAGGCGGGTTGGACTGTAAGTCCGGGGACTAACGGGTTCTCGGCGTCGAAAGTCTATGAGGGCCTTCGCCTGAAGCAACGCGAGTTCGTCATCCGAGACAAGGCAGTCATTTAATGGCCGTAGCACACGGGTCGGCGACTGAATCGCATACCGGGACGACCGGCTCCGCGAGCCAGGCGTCGTTCGATATCTCGGTTCCGTTCACGGCCTCGACAAAGGGTCTGCTGGTTTTTACCTTCGTGAACGCGAACGCGAACGACGCACTGAGCGTCAAAATCGATCCTCTTGGGACGAACACCGACGTTCCAGCGGTTGCTGGCGGGCGTGCGGTGGATATAGCCGGTGAGCCTGGTGACTGCAAAGCTTGGTTTCTCGGTAGCGGCTTGCCGACGACGACTAAGACCGTCAGGATCAACCGTAATAACAACGCCAATGTGATGTACGCGGTGGCGATCTTGGTCACTGCGGGGGGAGATACGAACGCTATTGCGTCGCTCATCTTCGAGGGGGATAGCACGCTCGCTGAGCAGTTCGCGAATGACTTCTCGCCAGGCACGAATAGCGTGCGCTACGCGGGCGTAAATAGCGGCCTCGCGGCGGTCCCGGCAGCTGGGGCGAATAGCACAGCCCTCCAGAGCATCGACTTTGGCGCCAGAGTAATCGGGACCGTGCGGGAAACAACGGCTGGGCAGGGCTCTCGTCTAGTTGGCTTCTCCGATGCTACATCCGATGACGTTGCAGCGGTCTATTTGGCGGTCACTGAACTGGCCGCTGCTGCGGAGGTCGTGCCGAATGTCGTGATGGCTCCCAGCAGGCCGACATGAGCAAGATTCGCTGGCCCGTTCCACGCTACGAGCCGTTGAAGCCGCGGCGCGCGTCGATCGTCAGCGTTCCTTCGGTTTCGATGCAGGCGCTTGCCGAATCGGGATCCGCGGCGGATAGCGTATCGGCGGCCTTGGCGGCCGCAGCGGCGATCGCGGAATCCGGTAGCGGCGTCGATGTTCAGTCGGCTTCCATCGTCACGATGCAGACGCTCGCGGAGTCTGGCGCCGCGATCGATGCGTGGGGTGGGGCGGTGACATATCCCGTGGCGCTGGTCGAATCCGGCGCGGGCACGGACGCTCAGGATGCGTTTGTGACGAAGAACGCCGTGATCGCGGAATCAGGTTCTGCGGCCGACGCCGTATCGAACATCCTGAGCACCACCCAGGCGCTTGCGGAGTCCGGCACAGCCTCGGATTCGCTGTCCGCGTCGCTGGCTACGACGCGAGCGATCGCGGAATCGGTCTCTGCGACGGATTCGATCTCGGCGGCGCTGTCGGCGGTCGCGGCGATCGCGGAATCACTGGTTTCCGTCGATACGTTCTCCGCGCTGGTGAGCGCGCTGGCGGCGATCATCGAGTCGGTGTCGGCGGCCGCGGCCATCGATGCGACGGTGTCCAGCTCGGGCACGGTGAGCTTGGTCGAGACGCTGACGAGCTCCGACTTGGTATCCGCAGTGCTGGCCGCAAGCGCGGCCTTGAACGAGGCTGCGAATGCGGTGGACAGCGTGAACGGGGCGCGCTCGTTCATCGTGCAGGCACAGGAATCGGCCGCGGCCCTGGATGCGATCTCCGCGTCGCAGCAGGCCTCCGCGCAACTGCAGGAGACCGTAGCCGCAACCGAGGCGCTGTCGGCGACGCTGGCCACCACCGCGAGCCTCCTCGAGCAGGCCCTGGCCGCGGACGCGATCTCGCTCACGGAAGGGCCGGTCGTCGATGCGCCGCTCTCGCGCACGCGATTCGGTTTGCCGCGCGTGCGCATGCTGATCGGCTTCAAAGCGCGCGTGCGCTCCGGAACTCCGTTCGGTTTGCCGCGCGTGCGTATGCTGATCGGCTTCAAGAGGCGCATGCGCTTCGGTACTCCGCGAAAGAGGGAGGATGAATGAGCTTCAGTCCCAAGACCCCGAGCGCGGAAGAGTTTTTCGGCTTCAACTTTGTCCGGCAACTCGACGCCGGCGAGACGATTCAGAGCGCGGTGTGGAGCATTACCGTCAAACAGGGC